TTTTTCATAATCCACCTTCTTCATCAAAGAGATCGTAAATATCGTCTATTTCATCTTTATCTAAGCCGAATTTACGCATCTCAATCTTACCATCTTCTATTTCCTTGTCAAGCACTTCTTCCTTCCACATCGCATATCCTTTACTCTTGCGATATGCTTTTAGGAATTCTTTTAGGTTTGGCTCATCTTCAAGAAAACCTTTAATAATAGCAATAAAGAACTCTTTTTTAGTAAGTTCTTCATGCCTTAATTTTATCATTAGACGAGCATATTCACCGTCTATTGTTTCAAAACATACTTTACAAGGAACTAAACCTTGTGGTGGCTTTTCTTCACTCATTTCTTGTGCAAAATATGCGTGAAACTTTCAGCAGCACCAGCACTTGTCTGCTGAATAAACTGAACTTTACCTGATAGTTCTGTGAAGTTTCTTGCACCAGCATATGAAAATCCACTTTGGATATTTCCACGAATATCGTCAAGGATTGGATTTACTGAACCTTTGTGCTTAATGAATGTAGAAATGCCTTCTGGTGCTGAACTTTTACCACGCCAATCAGTTTGTGCTTCTCTTGAAGCCATACCACGATAATTCTTCATTTTTACACCATTACCATCAATAAATGTTTCTCCTGGACTTTCATCTGTTCCGGCAAGCAATGAACCACACATAACAAAGTGAGCACCAGCAGCATATGCTTTTACCATATCTCCGCTATTCTTGATACCACCATCAACAATAAGTTTTGTTTTACCACTCTTATATGCCTGTGTTTGTGTGCAATCAAATATAGCAGCAAGATTGGGAACACCAAATCCTGTTTGTAGTCGTGTTGAGCAGATACTTCCACCACCAATACCTACACGAATACTATCAGCTCCCCAATCACTTAAATCTTGGAAAGCTTTTGCTGTAGCAACATTACCAGCCATAAGATGGAACTTATAATGACTTGGGTGATTTTTAATCTTTTGTATTGCTTCTTTTACATTCTGGTGATGTCCATGTGCAACATCAATACAAATTACATCAACATCAAATTTTATAAGCTCAAATGCTCTCTCATAGAAATCACCTGTTGAACCAACAGCAGCACCAACATAAGTTGCTGCACCGCCAAGTTTAGCATCTCTTAGTAATCCTACTTGTTCTTGAATTGAATTATAACGATGTATAATGCCAAGACCACCATGATTAGACATAGCAACACACATATCTACTTCCGTAACTGTATCCATTGGAGACGAAATAACAGGAAGAGATAGTTGTCTTGTTGGATCTAGATTAACTCTTAGATCAACTTCACTTCGGCTTGTAATTGAACTGTATTTCGGTACAAGTAGTACATCATCAAACGTCAGAGCTGTCTGTAGCATTTTTTTCTCCATTAATAACTTGTTCAACCAACGATGTTGCTTTACCCCAACATGAAGGGCAATAAAGATTTACTTTATTTTCAGCATTTTTTACAACAACAAACCACGATTGAACTTGCTCCTTGTTCTTTCTATCAAAAGGAGAGTTACAAGTCAAGCAATGATCCGGAATACGATCAAACATGTTTAATTTCTGTTTGAGATCTTTTTCCTTATCCTTGTGAGATTTTGATTTTTCTTTTATTGGTTTCATTTGTTACTCATTGTAAGCATATTTGGTAATTCTGGTGGCTTCTTTGGATTACAGAATTCAACAACCATAGATGGAAATGGAGCTGAATTCTTCTGACCACCAAATTTTAACCTGCCTCTAATAAAAGTTACACTTTTAACAAGTATTGGATCCATACAAAATTCATGGAACCATTTTGTATCTGTTCTTGCTGGCAGCAGCATAACAATTGTTGTATTTCCACCAGCAGCTTCGTGATATGCCTTACTAACCCAATCATATGTTTTAGAATATGGTGGATTGATAAAAACAGTTTCTCCGTGCCAGCTATGACCCAATCCATTAGTTTGGATGGTATAATGTTTAGCACATTTATTATTTGTACCATCACTTGCAGGATCAAGTGTAAAATTATATTTCTGATTCAGCTTATCAAAGATATGCTGTGGTGTCGACCATTCATCGCTTTTGTGACTAAAAAGAACATCTCTATCTTTTTTTAACATTTCAATTCCTTCTTTCTAATTTAAAGAATAGTTTTTTATCTGGTTGTTCTTTGTATGATTTTATCAAATCTGCATCTAATTCTTGTGGTTTTTTACCTTGAGAGTCTTCTGGATTTCCGATTCTCAGCAACATGAAACCTCCTAAAGGTGGGAATACTTTAAATTTTTTACCATCTTGATCTGTGATTTTAAAAATTGAATTTAATGTATTTATATATTCCACCCAAGATTCTCTCAATTGAGAACCTGCAATAGTTTGCTCTCCATTATCAATGGCAAATCTATCCAATTTTTCTTTATTCTTTTCATTATACCATCTTCCAAAGGCTCCAAATGTTTGACCTAATTTTCCTAAAATACCTGCTATTCCGCTGGTTGGATCCGGATCTACTAATAGTTTATCTTTTTCAACATTAGAACGTCTTATTTTAACAGGATAATTTCCCAAAGGGACTTTCTCAAATTCATTAGAAAGCTCAGATTCAAAATCACTTAAACTTTTTTCCTTCTTTTTCTCTATTTTTGGAATATATTCAACACTTCTATCAAATTGACCCTTTATACTACGTATTTTTGACAAATCTCCCGATGAACATCTTAATGAGACATCATTTTCAGCTTCAAATCCGTTATTAACAAGATTAGCAAATGCTCTTGCACGGCCACTGTGTCCGGATATTGCCTGAAGAATATTACCTTCTTTATCAAGAGCTAAAAATAATATTCCGGCCATTTTTGGATTATAACCTTTTTGAAGGTCAGAACTTTCTTTATATCTACGATAAACTAAAGATAAACTATTATCCTCTAAATTTTGTTGAGGAGGTGGATTTTTCTTAAAATCTTCAAAATTATCATTACTTGATAAGTACTTTGAACCATCAGTTGTGGTTAATTTTAAAAATTCTCTAGCTGGCATTTTTATTGTAGTTTGAGTGATAGGTTGAGAATTTTCTTTTAATAAGAGTTCCATTTCCTCCTGTATAATTTCTTGTAATTTATCTTTTGTTATTTTCATATTTTATATTCCTCCGGTAGAACCAAATCCTTTATCTCCACGATCGCTGATGGCAATTTTATCGCTATAAAGTTCATTTTCATCAACAAGTATTGGTCTAACATGAATTACTGGAAACAATATTGCTTGTGCTATTTTATCTCCGGGTTTAATCATTTGTGGATTACGACCAACGTTATGCATAATAATTGCAACTTCACCATCATATCCAGGATCAATAACACCACCACCAACAAGTAATTCTTTTTTACTACTTACACTGCTTCTATTTTTGATTTCCAAGCAAAATCCATGTGGTACAGCAAAACGTAAACCTGTTCGTAATTTCATACATTGATTTGGCATGATTACGATACTGCCAAGCGGCATGTTCTTTTCGTGGTCATGATCTCCCTCCTTTACATCAGGAGAAAAGAAAAGATCTAATCCAACATCACTTGGATTTGCTCTTGTTGGTTTGAATACATTTTCATGTGTAGTAGTATACTCTAATAACATTACCATTCACCTTTTTTAAATTCCATTTCGCACGTGCCAAAATTTTCATTCACATGCACAACGCGAATTACAGATTTACATTCGCACAAAAGAGTACGAAAGTCAAGACCCATCATGTTTTCTGATACAACTTCTTTTTCTGCTTCCATGCGAGCCTTTCTAATAATAGCAAAAGCAATATCATTCATGAATTTTTCACCTTATTTTTAAGTTCCGAACACAAACGAGTAACATTCTCAATGTTTTTCATGTGTGACTGTGGATCAATATATTCTCTTGAAGTTAAAGCATAATTATATGCTTTTAGTGTTCTATCTACATTTGTAAAAAACGCAAGCAATTCTTCTTTTAATTTCTGGTCCATACTTCACCCAATAAGCTTAAATGATTTACCGATAGAACGTGTGCTAGATTTTATAAAAAGTAAAATTTTTACATTTTCTTTTTTCATTAAAGCACTTTCTGAATGTTGAAGAATGTATTTTATTATCCTTCAAAAATTGTTTTAGATTATAAATTTGATATTCTTTACCATCTTCATCTATAGCTTTATATTTTAAATTATATTTAGAATTTTTATTATAATTAAAACTTTTAAATTTAGAATATTTTCTTTTTAAATACAACTCAGTTTTTTCGACATCCTTATAAATCCATTCTAATATTTTAATAGCATTAAACCCGGAATAATCAAGATGATAAGTCATATTATTTTTTGATTTAATCTTATAAAATGTTCCAGCAGATTTTTGTAAATCAACAATATTGAATTTTACAAATACTTGTTTAATTGCTTCTAGAAACTTTTCACCACCAGTAAAAATTATTTTTATAATATTTTTATTACTAATAACTACACTGCCATCACCATCAAAAAAACCTAATATAAATTTTCTAATATATTTTTCTGGTATATCAGGAAAATTTACGATAGATGATTTTCTTTCCATTCCTCCTAAATTAATAATATCATGATAGATTTCTTGAGAATATATTCTTAAATAACTTTTAGGATATTTTGATTTTTTTTCTTCTTTAACAGGTCCATTAAAATCAATTGCTTTTTTAATAGATTCTAATATATATTTGTCTTTTGTTGATTGTGTTATTCCAAAAGTTTTGGAAGAATTTGTCTTATTATTTTTTGTTATATGCCCATCAGCAAACCAAAATCCTAAAACATATGCCATTTCATCAGACCAAATTTTAAAAAAATCTTTATTATATTTATACTTCATAAATTTACTCCTAAGTATAAATAGTAACTATTATGCGAATATATAACACTTTATCCAATCAATTTCATACTTTTATTGATATTGCGAATTGAGAATCCCCATTCTTCAGAATATTCAACGCGACTTACGTAAGGATGATTTAGATGAATTACATCTTTCTTTGGATCATAACTCCAGCACTTAATTTTTGTTACGATATTTGTCTCATCAATTGCTTCAACAATCAAATAATGCTTTCCATTTTTTGTTGTCTTCTTCTCAAGACTTTTTGGAATAAACCAACAAATACCCAATTCTTGGTCATATTCCCCAAGAGGAGGAACCATCTTTTCTGCTAGTTTCCTCTGAACTTCTTCAGAGACTATCATATTGATTGGATACACACCTGTCAACTCCAAAGTGTTGAGAATCTTTTCATCGCGTGTAAAATCACCTTCTGCTGCATAAGTTTTAATATTCTCTACAAGATTATCTGGCTTACGAGGACGATCAACTGCAACAGCAGACCAAAAATGTTTGCCTCCTGTAAAACGACTATCCATCAAGGATAAAAGTGCTTCACTTCTACAGAGAGCATCAACATTCTTTTTATTCAATTTGCTATAACTTACACGTGGATGGAAAAGGAACTCCTCAATTGTTTTAAACGGCCTGTGGTCAACGATCTCTTTAATTGCAGCATCACCTACACCTTTGATGGCTGAAAGCGGCTGAATCAATGTTTTTCCATCTTCGCTGATTTCCCATACTTTTCCTGACTTATTAATATCAACTCCCTGAACATTATATCCAGCAGCTTTCACGATATTTACTGCCTTTTCTTTCTTGCTATCTGGCTGACTATCAAGGTAAGCAGCAAGCCACTCGCTTGGATAATAATTGTATAGCCAAGCACATTGAAAAGAAATAATAGAATAAGATACAGCGTGAGACTTATTGAAACCGTATCCTGAGAAGTAAATAAACTTCTGCCACAGTTTCTCACCAACTTTTTCTCCCAACCCTTTATCTACACAACCATTAATAAACTTATCATGTAGTTTTTCTTTAACTTCTGCTTCTTTACCTGTACCCTTCTTGGTCAATACTTTTCGGAGAGAATTGCCTTCGTCAAGAGAAATATCACGACCAAGTTTGTGAGCGAGTAGAGCAATTTGCTCTTGAAAGACAAGGTATCCATATGTTTCACTTGTTGCCTCTTTGATTAATTGATGTTCATAAACAACATCGTCTGGATTATGCTTACTTTCGGCAAATGATTTATCTACCCCGGCAGATAGAGGACCGGGACGGAAAATAGAAGTAATAGAAGAAATATCAACGATATTATTCGGCTTTACTTTCTGACAGAAGTTTTGTGCTCGACTTTCTGTGAATTGGAAAATTCCTGCCCATTTACCAGCATGGAAGATATTTTCATATACATTCTTATCGCTCATATCCAACACATCTGGATGTAGATTCTTCATATAAAATTCTTTTACATCACTGAATGTTGGACTCTTTACTCCCTTATGACGGCGAACAATATGTTGAATGGCTTTCTCCATCATATTCAGTGTTTCAAGACCAAGAACATCAAACTTGATAAAACCCATTGGTTCAAGGTGACGAACGTTTTGACCTTCTGCCCAAGGTGTTTGACGTACACCTTTGCTATTAATCAATGGCATCCATTGATCAAGGTTTTCACCTACAACGATACCACCAGCATGACGCGATGCTGAACGAATTGAACCATGCAACTGTTCAATATGTGTTTTGATGTGTGGATATGTTGTAAGGAATGTTTGAAGAGACTGTGAATACTTCATTACCTCTTCAAATGTTGGCGTATAAATACCAGCAGTAATTCCATGTTCTGCTTTTGCAAGTGGTGTTGCTTCAAGCAACATTTTATTTGTTACTGCATTTACCTCTTGAAAATCAACACCGTAGAACTTACTAATATCCTTGATTAGTGAACGCAGCTGTAGTGTATTCCAGTTTGTAATTGGAACAACATTATTCTTACCCCATTCATCAATCAGGTTCTGTTTCAGACCCATCGCATCGCTTACGTCATAATCGATATCCGGATAATCTGTTGCTGTTTTTGAAAGGAACCGCTCAAATTGAAGACCATATTTAATTGGATCAACCTGAGTAATTCCAAGAACATAAGATACAAGAGCACCAGCAGCAGAACCACGACCGGGACCAGTAATATAACTTTCATTTGCACGATCAGAAATCGCTTTCATTGTCAAGAAATACTTGGCAAATCCACGGTCCTTGATTACATCAAGTTCTCGTAGAAGGCGATCATGATATTCCTTATTGCTCCACTTCTTCATATCTCGCAAACCTGTTTCTGCGAGTTGATCAAGTGTTTCTTCGGCTGTTTTACCTTCTGGAAGAATAAAGTTTGGCAGACGAACAGTATTATCTGGAATAAAGCTCTCAATACGATTGAAGGCAATATCCCATGTTTCCTCAATTGTCTTGAGGACAAAATCGTCGTTATAATTTACACCACACTTGGCAGAATACTTCTTGTATGCCTGCCACATTTCATCGCCATTCTTGGGATAAAGTGTATATTCCATGTCATCAATATGATCTGGAAGTGTAGTGTCAATTACTTTGCCATTACCAAGGAAGCCAAGTTTCTTATAAATTTCTCGGTCCTTCCATGCACCGGGAGTTGGATAATGACTATCGCCAGTAGAAATAACTTTAATACCGAATTCTTGACAAACTCGGATTACAAGCTTATTCAATTTATGCTGTTCAAGGATACCATTCCATTGAACTTCGCCATACCAACGATCACCAAATACATCAATCATCTTGCGTGATGTTTCACGCATAGCATTTAGTACAGCATCTTCGCCATTTTCCCAATTTTCCCAAAAATCAGTAGCATACACTCCACCAAGACAGGCAGAGGATGCAATAATACCTTCGTTATATTCCTTCAGCATTTGGTAATCAATGCGAGGAAAACGATAGTAATTCTCGTCTGAAAAACTCTTGCTGATAAGAGTAAAAAGATTATTCAGACCTTTCTGATTTTGTGCGAGAAGGACGAGATGAGAACGCCGATTGAGGATACTCTTTTTAGTCTTCTTTGTCTCTTCTTCGTTCTCAACAATCGCTCCTGTGATCTCCTCGTCCTCTTTCTTTGCTTTTGTTGTTTTTTCAATTTCTTCCTTATCTTTCCGCCAAGCAGCAATAGAAGGATGAAAATACATTTCACAGCCATAGATCCCTTTGATCTGGCGTCCTTCTTTAATCATCTTCTTGATATGGATAACTTGCCCCGCTAAAGCATTCATATTGCCATGATCCGTGATTGCAAATGCATCCAATCCATTTTCATAGGCAAAATCTAAATGTTCATCAGGCATACCAAGCCCATCATGGATACTATATCCAGTATGCGAATGAAGACCTACGAACTTGATTTTAGAAATCTTACGTTCCATTCATTAAACTCCATTTTCTTTCTAATTTAGGTATTTTATAATCTTTTATTCTATTAAAAATACTTGTAAAAGTTTTGCCATTAAAACAAAGTTTGTAAATATTACCATGCTTCTGTATTTTTGGAAGAACAATATTTAATTCTTTTTCAAGAACTTCTTTAAACCAGAGCATCATTTTCTCTGTGCCCAATATAGCAGAATTTATATATTGATATTTATCCTTATTTATAGTTTTATAAATTGTCCCATCACCATCTAAGTAACCAACAAAAAAAGACAATATTAAATCTATGTCGTTTAATTTAGGTGGTTGAAGAATTAAAGATTTTTTTGGTATTATGTTAAAATTTTTCCTTAAATCTTCATATATCTTACGAGAACTTATCGATAAAACTGCAGCACCAGAATAATTTTTGATATCACCAGAATATTCAATATCTCGTTTTAGTTTATTTAAATGTTCCTTATCTCCCATTTGCAAACAAATATAAGTTCTATAGTCTCTTTCTCTTACATTTCCGTCAGCCGCTAAAAAGCCAGCCCAATAACAATTTAAAACATTTGGAGTTTCAAAAAAATTCTCATTTATATTATATCGTCTTTTGTGGGATAGCTTGTTTTTTCCAATACCTCTTTTATTATATAAAGATAATTTTCTAACCTGATTAACGACAGATTCAACTGTTCTTTCTAATTTAGAAGAAATTTCTTTATAAGATATTATTTCATAATTTTCTTTTAGATAATTATTTTCTTGTTCCGTCCATCTTTTTCCCATACATTTCTCTCCTACTATATTTAGGTGTTGAAATGTATTTTATCACAAAAGATAAATTGATTTAACTAATCACTTCACAATCAACTTCATCTTCATAGAAATAGTATTCTTTTCCATCAACTTGCGAATACCAAATATAGCCATTATCGTTTTCAGTTGAACCTTTCTTGAAAATATGACTATGTTTTTCAACTTTGGTGATGATGCCAAATGTATTTTTAAGGCGAAGGAGAAGGGGGAGGCGAAGGCGAAGGTGAAGGCGAAGGCGAAGGCGAGGGCGAGGGTTAGGGCGAGGGTGAGGGTGAATATCTTTTAAAAGAACAAGATCACCAACTTGGTATTTCATGTATCACCTAATAGAAAAGCCCGAATGTGCATGGAGTCCAACAAACTTAATCTTGGACACTTTACGTTCAGTCATTTAAAACCTCTTTTATTTTTGAACAGGGAAATGTTTTGTTTCAGGATGTTTTTTAAGCATCCAATCTAATTCATAAGTCCAAAGCTTCATACTTGCATCTCCACATTTGAGAACAATGTATTTACGCTTTTCTCTACTTACAATTGTCCAAAGTCGGTTATAGTGCAATATTAGATCACCAACTTGATATTTCATTTTACAACCGGGAAGTACTGATAGATACCAGAAGAAACGAGTTGTTTCAACTGAAAATAAGAACCATATCTGATCTTTCTTTTTCCGGCTTCAAGATGAATACCTTGGCTATCTTTTTTTACGAAGATCCAAAAGATATTTTCTGTAGATTTTACTTCCACAAACATATCACCAATGGTGAATTTCATACTTCAAGTTTGCCGGACCAATTGATTTTCAACATTTGTGTTTTTGAATTCATTACCAAGAAAAACATTGGATATTTTTGTTTAAACTGAGTTGCAAGCTCTATAAAACATGCTTTACTCAATTTACTGCAATCATAATCAAATTCATCTTTGCCTTGTGATGCATATTTGTCAATATATCTTGAAATATCGTTGATATAGATAGGAATACTTTTTAATTCGCCAGGAGTAATTGGCTTTTCTGCGACGATTAGTGCTTGGCGGGCTTTCTTTGCTTTTTCTCTAATTTTTTCAAAATCAAGTTCATCCTCCATTTTAGGAGAACGAGCCATAAGTTTCTTTTCTTCGGTTAAAGCCATTTCCATAATTCCTCCAAAAGTAATTATCTTACAAATCTTCTTTATCTACACCAACCGGACTCCATTCGTGATATTTAAAAAATTTTGGTTTATATATTGCTTTTGCGTTTGGTGAATTCATATGTTCTAAGTAAGTTTTCCACGAATCCACACGGGAATACCATGCAGTTTGGCCCACATTGTTGCCCTCAAGTGTAGCACACCCGAACACCTTGTCAAGCGAGAACCAACGGGCACTGTATTGTTCATCAGTTGGTATTCTTTCTGCTTCAATTCTACGGTTTGTTTCTTTATCAAAGACAACATTTCTATATTTTCCAGTACCTTCTCGGATCACTCTGCGAAACTTCTTAAAATCTTCTTTATCAAAAGTAAATGGTAAATATTCACCATCTCTTACAGTTTTTCCCTCGTGCTCCATATAAAAATTCTTTGGAGAACTTATCAAACTTCTATTTTGATATACTGAGTCTAGCGATACCAATCCATATGGAAATGAAACAAAATATTTATCGGGCACAACCCATGAACTTATCATCTTGGAAATATGAAACGCTCTTAATGAACCATAGACAACACTCCATGCCAAACAATCTCTTTTGTCACGATCTTTTGGATGAATAGGAACATAATATATTGAAGTATCTCGTCTTTGTTCGTCTATGTTCTTTTCCGCAAAAAGAGTTTGTTTGTAAGAACCATATTCATATATATGATCGCCTATACGGTCTCTTAAAATAGGGTGCATTTCACGATGTGCAACAATCCATATGGTTTCACACCCTGCATAAGTACATTGCATTATAGCGTGTTCTATTGCTGTTAATTTATAACCTACTGGCATCATACAATCATGCCAAGGCATATCAAAATCAAGTTTTTCACCTGCAACTGGAATTATACCTGCAAGGTGAAACTTAGTTATATCTTTCTTTCCATCTTCTATATCAGAGAGCATAGGGATTTCCTAACATTTCGGTTATTTTCTTTAAGTTTATATCTTTTGTTTCTTTTCGTTCCATCAACATCTTATCTTCTGATAGTTTTGTATCTAATAAAATTTCTCTTTTGAGAATTGAAGTTTTAATTTTGTGTGTTCTACCAGAACCATTTGATAGGGGTTCAAATCTACCTACAACACCATGATTTTTTAATACTTCTGTAGCTTTCAACCTTGCATAAACTTCACTATAATTCTCTTCTTTTAATTGTGCTTGTGTAAGATGAGAAACTGCAATCAATTGTGATATTTTATTATCTATCATCGTATAAAACTCAGTTATAAACTCTTCGCCTGTATTGATTTTATTTATAACTTCTATATCTTGTGCTTGTATATTTTCTACTTTTATAGTATCAAGAACTCTTAATTTTTCAGTTGGTTTGATTTCATCATAACGAATGATATTGTTGTATTTAATCTGAATCTTATATGCTGTTTTACCAAACACGGTTAAAATATTGTCTTCGTCAAATCTACATGTTGATGCTTTATCGGCAAGTGGATTTAAACCAGCATATGAAAGATAATAACTCAATCTTCTCCATGCCAAATTCTTATTTAGCCCAGTTGGATCAGCGTCACGATAAAAAGGAAGTTGAGGGTTTACCATTATTAGTGGTATTCCCTCAACATAACTGTGTATAAGCGCTTCTAGAGTTCCACCAAGAATTATGGTGCTATAATTTAGTTTTTCTAGTTTTTCCATAGAGATATTTGTAATAGAATATCACGGAAACAAAAATAATGTTTAGAGAATAGTTTATTAATAATGGGTAAGAAAACTTTTCAAATACGACATATGTCAATGTAAAAACTTCTCCAAACATCCATAGCCACAACATAGCGTGACTTGTTCCATCTGCATTTTTTTCTTTAAACACTTTAATAGCTTGTGGAAAAGCACAAATAGCTAGACATACACCACCAATCCAACCTAATATTTCCATATCACGACTTTCTTACTTCATTATAAGCACCCATAGTCTCTGGAAAAAGTTGCTGAATTATTTTTAACATAGCATTAGCAACTTGAACTATTTCCCATTGTGCTCCTTCGTGAGAACGTAATTCAATAAACTTGAGAATATTATTCAAATTTGCTGAAGCATAGTATTCCGTATAAAGATTTTGTGGCAATACTCCTCTTGCTTGCTCACGACAAACTCCAGATTCCATTAATTTATTATAGATCTCTAGACTTTGTTGGTGATGTTCTGAAATGAGCTGATTAGCATCTTTACCGTCAATAACTGGATTAATTAGTTCATTTTCGTTACTTGCTTGACGATTGTTTTTGTGTTGTGTACGAAATTGGTTTGGTTGATAAAATTCCATTTTTTCAGCAGTATAGCGACGAGAAATTTCGTTATATGACCAAGTGCGATGGCGGTGATGCTGTGAACGAATAAATAATGGAACCTTTACACGAAAGGTTACAAAACAATGTTCTAGCGTTGATGTATGTTTGTGTTTAATAAGATAACGAATCAGTTTCCTATCTTTATCATTAAGTTCTTCTTGATGAAGGCCAAAGCTTACACGCGCACTATTGACAATCGTTAGATCATTTCCAACACTATCAACTAATTCTACTTTACCAATACTATCACCATACAGTTCAATGCTTTTCATGATTGTTCTCCATTTTATTCACAAGCTTTTTCATCCAAGTATATAATTTTTCTATCTCTTGTAAGGAAGCGTCATTTTTTATTCTATTTGCTTTGTATGAAATACAAACGACATTATCTTTTGTATATCCCTTTTTAGAATCGATTCTATCAATAGAAGGCGAATTGTCAGCAGCAATTCCACAGGATTTTTCCAGAACAATTCCAAGAACTGGACATATTTCTGGTATTTTTATGTCTTCAATAGTTAAATTGAATTCTAAATTTGAATTTTTAGCACGACTTCTTGCTCTTGATAGAATGGCTTTTTCTATATTATTATTGCGCCATTTTGCTGTTTTATCACTATGATATTTTTTAAATTCTTCGCTTTCTCTTGATTTATAAGTTTGTCTGGCTGTTTCATTATAACATTCTATACATATAGAACGTTTATGATTCTTGCTGTCGCCTCTTGAATAAAAATCTTCTAGTTCTTTTTCTTTTTTACAGCGGCGACACTTCTTCATTTCTTCCTCTTTCGTTTTATTGGTTCTTCAACCAACTTTGCTTGCCAATTTCTGTCAATACTATTACCAGCATTATTGTGAGAAGTCAATAGAGATTCTACTGCTGTTCTTCTTTGGTAAGCCTCTCCAAATACTTCTAAAGTAAAAAAATTGTACAATTCTTCTAAAGAAGATATTTTAGTGTGTATATTACCTGTTGATTTTTCTACTATGTGTATTACTTTCATTCATAATAAATATCTCCTTAAAAGCGAAATCCGTGGCGCTTCGGAAGCATACCACGGATCACGCAAGCGAGCAAACAGAGTGGATGGTTTTATCCTAATGTGCCATAGTAGTTCTCAACCCAAGTTTCTACTTGCGACATATCTATGTTACCTTCATATACTCCAAATGATTCAACATAGGCATTCTGTGGTGTGCCGTTTGCTGTACGAGCACCTAAAACTAAATTCCATGGTCCTACTGCACCAACGGGACCAGATGAATCACTTTGCGTTATAAGAGTACTGCTCTTGATTCTAAATTCATGACCAGATGCAGTTCGTTTCCAGCTTAAACAGTATCTAACTCCAGTAGAAGCAGCAAAATCAAATGAAACTGGAGTAGATCTAATATCCATATTAAATTTTGTAGCACTATTTGCATTCATGCCAGTATTCCAGTAATTCGCTGCCGGATCAATACTCATCCACAACAATCCATTATTTGTTATGCTGGTATGTAGGCTGAACACGATAAAGCCGCTGATTTCAGAGTTAGTAAAATTGTAAGATGGACATGAGTTTGGCTGATCAAAACTTAACAAGCCAAGTGATCTGTTGAAACCACCAACTGTTCCTATTTGAATAGATGGTGTAGAAGCACGATATAATGGACGATAATTTCCACCAACATTATCTGAACTTACCCATGAACCACCAGCAGAACCTAAATTTGCTACTGTTTCTAAATTGTTTGGTTGACCATCTGTTAAAGTTGAATTGCTTGAACCATCAATATTTTTTCCATCAAACCAAAATCTTAAATCTGATACATTTGGAGGAACATTTGACGGTGGTAACTCTCTATAAAAAAACATATTTTAAAACTCCTAAATTATAATATAATTACTTCTTACCTTCTTTTTTGGCCTTTTTCTTTTCTGCTTTTTCTTTTGTTGTTAATTTTTGTTTATTATTCTTATTACTTTTTTCTTGGCCTTTACCCATATATAAACTCCTTATATTTTGCTATCCATAGCTAATTCTATTAATCTTTCATAACCACGAACATTTTCCGGATTATTTATCATATAGCGATATGAAAACTCACGTGATTTTTTAAGATATTCGTCATTCACGTATTCATTATCATCAAAATTTTCAGCAACATAAGCTAAATGTTCTACGGCTTTTGGAACATCATTTTCATGATAATACCAACCAAGTTCTTTCATAAATGGACTGTTGTGAATAACCGGATAACCTAGCCATGAAGCATCTAAATAAACATAATTTAATTCACATTGATTTTGGTGACTTAAAACAATGTCTGTATGCTTTTGTAAGGTCCAGGTCATTGGGTATCTTGCTTCAAAGAACATTTTTTTAGCAAGATAGCTATCAAGTTCTTTTACGAATGTTACCATATCTGGTTTTGTTTTTATCTTTTCTCCACAAAATACATTTAATCTTTCTAGAAGATCTGGATGTTTTCTATAGAAAAGTTCTGTGGTTATAATAGGAACTAAACTGGTTTTAACCATATTGATATTTGGTTCCATTGTTGAGATGCGCTTTTGTTTTAAACCAGATGGTGTATATTTTCCTGGAAATTCTTTTGGATTTGAGGCATTAAGTAATTTAACATGTTCCTCAATAAATCTTGGATCCCAAATATATGGACCAATATAAGTAGGACAACCATACTGTGCTTCAAACAAATATCTATCTCTATCAAAGAAGTGAGGAGATAACCAAACAGCACTAACTGTTTCTGAATTTCTCAAATAAATGTTTCTTGCTTCTTCATTTGGTTTAAATAACACAGTTTCATTGAATACTGATAATTCAGCACCCATGATTTGTTTAACAATTTTCTTTCCAAGCTTCTTAAATTCACGATAACGATCACGATGCATTGAACCTTGACCTACAACAATAAGATCACACTTTTCTTTTGCCTCATCAAGACTTATCATATGCTTGACGTAATCTTTCCATGGACCTGTTGTGTCTAATGGAATCTTTTCTGCTGCTGTATTGATTATATATGCGTTTCCAACATTACGACATTTTTCATAAACATCTCTTAGAGTAATGACGTTTTGACGAATACCATTAGTAAATAAGGAATCATTTGGCTTATCAGCTAAAACTGTAATACCGATATTGATTTTTCTTTCAAATTTCATAAAAATACCTACCAGCGATAACTAGTTTTTAAAATACAGTTCAGCTTCTGCTTGTCTGCGAGTTGTTAAACCTTTTAATACTTTTCCAGCAGCTTTATTCCACTTTAGGAACTCGTTCTTGATTAGTGGGTCACTTGGATTGGTATTCACCAGTTTAAGTAAGGTAGAGGATTTTAAAGAGCCTACACCAACATTATAAGCAAAGCATACAAGAGCATCAAACTGATGTTGTGTTATATCATCTCTTACATATGAATCTACGTACTTTTCAAATATTTTTAATACACTTTGAAGAAGTTGAGTTGCTCTTTCTTCGCTTATTGCTGGGTCTGTTGCTTTTACTTTTGTTCCGTCTTCGTAAAATGTTGCGCCATAACCAATTGTTGGAACATTTGCAGGACAAAGATATGGTTGAGCACAGAAACCTTCAAACTTCTTTATAAGTTCTAATGCTTCCATTGAAACTTTTGTTATTTTTTCAGCCATATTTAAAACCTCTAATGAATCGTTTTTTATAAATATGGTTAAAAACAGTAATAATATTAATTTTCTCAAAAAAGAAACCTACCTTTACAGGTAGGTTTATATGATACAGACAGATTTGTTAATCAATCCTTAATACTTGTTTTCTATTACCCTGCGAATTCCAAGAAACATGAACCCAACCACTATCAGAAATACCTTCTTTATAGTATTCTAAAATCAACTGGTCAAATTCCATATTGTCTTTAATCCAGCAAAACAAAATTTTATTATCCATTCCAGCAATTTCAATATCTGCTGCTTGACCGGTCATATGCTGGCTGTTTTTTGCTCCACCAATAGCTTTATTTAAAGCTGGACCACGATAGCCACTATTAACATTCAGTGGTCTTCCAAAATGGATTCTTATCTTCTCTAAAACATTTTCACAAAGCTGTTTTAGGTTTTCTATTTCTTTTTGTCCCGGTGTATTATCAATACCTTTTCGGGAACCAGTTTGAGATTTAATCATCTCTTCTAATGAGAAGTGTTGAGTTAATTGCATGATTACTTCTTTTTATTCAATACATCAACCAGAAAAACAATACATATTCCAATGAACCATATTGGTAAGCTGATTACTAAACTTGATAATAAGATATATGTGTATAAAGCTTCTATCACATATATAAATATATATTAATCCCAAAAACGGTCAAGAGTTTCTAAAATACCGATAAAATCGTGGAATGGATCTCCACTACGGAAAGCACCAATTTGATCTGGATAATCACCATAACGGCAAAACCCGCGTTCTTGATGCTCTTTCATCTCTTTCAGTTGTTTTGCAGCGCCTTCTGTAATATAGTTAGAAGAAATATATTGAGAATACTTAAAAGTTCCATCTTCAAGTTTCTGAATACTATCGCCGCCGATACAATCTAAGGTTTTGCAATAACCAAGGTCATATGGACTTTCGGTTTTAAATTTAACAGTTGAGAATTCTGTACCTGGAATGTCTTCAAAGTACATATCGTCTGCTGGTAAGTTGTTATAATGATCCTCGTATTTTTGACGATCAATCATAGCAACTGCTTTAAAATACTTATCAAGAAAACCAAAATTGAAATCTTTTCCATGCTCACCAGAATGTGAGAAAATTACTTCAATAAGGAAGTAATCGTTATTCTTCTTTTTATTCTTCTTAATATCAAGAATTTTGAACATCAATATTCCTCAACTTCTCCAAAAGTTTTCAAAATAGCAAATTCTTTAATAAAGTCAGGTCCAGCATCTAAACTAACATAGTTATCACCCTGCATACCCTGTTCGCTGTAATCAACAGCTTTTGCAGCTTTTTTAGAAAAACCATTCTTGATTAAATTTTGACGAAATTCCTTGATCCAACCCTTATCGGTATAGATAAGGCCATGCTTATAAGTGTCCCAAGTTTTAATTGAGAAAAATGCACGCAGTTCACCCCTATAAACTTCTTTCTTTTCCGGATGCCTTGATAGGTAATGAAGTTGCAATTCTTTGACATCTACTGATGCTTTGTGATTTGACCAAAGGCCAACACCATTTGTATTTGCAGTAATATTAATTTTAAGTTTGTTGTTCATTTAAATTTCCTTGTTTTTCTTGCTTCTTCACAATTATCACAAAGAGTCATTATCCAACCGCCACCTCTTTGTTTACCCGGCATACCACATTCTTCACAAGTTATAGCACTCATACTTACGGCCATAGAAATAATGCCATGACAATATTCGTCTCCACCAGTAATATATGCTCTTAGAGTACCAAATTTTTCTTTAATTTGTGTAAATTCAACTTGTGGTGCAACTTCACGAAATGGTTGACGAAAAGGTTTATTTTCAATATCTCTTTTTACATATTCTTCAATAACTTCGTCTTTATGACCAAATTTCTTGTAACGAAAACGTAGATTTCTATCATTTCCATTAATGGCTTGTCTTAGAACACGATTATATTCTTTTGCATAAAAAGCAGAACTGCGACTTTGATCAATGTGACCTTGAATAAGGCTACACATTCTGTCAACAATATCAAACCAACCAGAACCACATTCCAATCCAAAACACATGGCTGTCTGTGTCATGGGAAGTTTGCGTTGTTTAAACAGTTTTGGATACTTATTATAAAGTTGTTCTTCAAGTTCTTGCTTCATGATTCCTTTTCCTCTACTTCAAGATGAAGTAATTTTCCTTTTGAAAAAAAGGCTACAAATTCAATCCAGATATCTTCATCAAGATCCCATTCATAGAATCTTACTTCACCGGTATGATTAAGTTTTTGTGGTTCATTACCAATATTTCTCAATGAACCAACCCAACTAAATCTATCCCATTCTGGTTTACCATAATATGGTCGTTCTTCTTCTGGACAAACTTCCCAATTAAATGAATGATGAACTAACTCGCCATCTTTTGTAATGACATATTTGTCAAGACAATTCAGCAAACTTTTGGTTTGAAATATACTATTCTGATACTTTTTATATTTCTCAGGAAGAATATATTCGCAAGTTAGTTCATCATACATTCCCATATATCAATCCTTTAGAAGTCCAATAACAAAATTTTCTTTACAAGTCAAGAAGGTGCTATCTCCAACTTTGGTTTCCTCAACCATGTTTCCTTCAACAACAACAAGTGCTCCAATGTGGACGGATACTGTGCAATCATCAGAGCGATCAACAACTCGGTAAACATTATTATCTGGCCTCATTGCCTTCTTTGAAACTAAAACGAATTCAGTATTGGCTTCTTCTTTTTCTTGCTTTACTAAATCTAAAACAAGACGCTTATTTCTTGCTTCAAGCTTCATTTCATACTCCTACTTTGAGTTTTGTCTTGATGACGTTAATAAACTCTTCAAAATCTTCAAGTTCTTCACCCTTCTGGGCCATACGATAAGCACGAAGAAGCTTGCTCTGATCTTCGCGGGTGAGAAAACTATTTTCAGCATAGTGTTTCTTTAGGGCAAGCTTATGTTCGCGATATGGCTCAATAGCCTGCTCAATTGTATTGAGTGCTTTCAAATAATTAACAATATGTTCTTCACGGGTAAGCTTTTTATCTTGCTGTTCCAAACTCTTTAGATCCGTCATTTTATCTCCTAAAGGAAAGCGCCCCATGATCGGGACGCTTCCAAGTCTAACAGGTTTTCAGCCGGCGTCAAGTGCCATTCAAGCAGGCATGTTTTTCAACCTTTTTAATATTATATTCCGTTACTAACTTACACATTTGTATAAAATATTCTTCATCAAACTTGTTTTTCATTATATTTAAATCTTTTAAAATCCACTGGATATTTTCTTTACAATATGCTTTTTTACTGTCAATTCTATCAATAGAGGCTTTTTCTATAGTCATAGATGTTCCGGTTAAAGCACAAATTCCTTTTTGTTCTTTCCATTTATTATCACAATCTTCAATTGTAATTTTAAAATCAATATTTCTCAATCTTGCGCCTGTTTTTATGTGTGTAAAATAGCTTGAACTAATTTCTCCAAAACCCTTCCAATTAGAATTTTTATCTTTATCAGTATTCTTCATAGAACACTTAAAACATTTTTTAGTTATTCCATTTTCTAATTGGTAACAATCAACTAACTTTTCTTGCTCGCATAAAATACAAACACAGAGATATTTTAATCTATGTCTGTCTTTTGTATTTGAACTTGGAGTTTGAACTCTTTTACAAATATTATCTAATAATTTCCAATTTCCAAATAAATGTCCTATTTCATATTTTTTATCATATCTTGAAAATTTACCCATTTTAGTACCCCTAATTTAAATAGTCTCCTATCTTCAAAAGGCGGTACTAAAATGGATAAACGTTATTTGAGGATTTTATCTGATTTCACAAGCTCCATTGCTACAAGCAACCTCGCCAGACAAATTGGTATAATCCTGATCTTCTCTTACCATATCTATATCAACATCTACTAATTGATCCATTCTTTGTTTATATTCAGCTTCACCTATATCCTGGAATGGGGCCTGATGATAAGTGTGGTTAGATAAAGGTAGAAGTGAAATAGCAGCATAACTGTCTTTATTTTTCCACATCCAGTCAGTAACTTCTCCCCACTCACCGTCACGAACAGAAACAGTAATAGAAACATTGTGTGTATTGTCTCCACGACGATGACCACCTTGAATCCAATCAAGATATACTTTTTTCATACGTTCAAGCTGTTCAAGAGCACTTTCTTTTCTTGTAATAGCTCCTTCTGGTGCTCGCTGTGGTAATACAAGAATTCCATTGTTCTTATTGAATACATCGTCTTCAAGAAGTTCTGGGTGGAACATTTTGAGATAACCATACATTGTTTCTGTCTTTAGAAGGCGCATACGGCGTAAATAGAACTCATTATGCCATGCATGAATACCTGATGAACAACCTAGAACACAAGAAGTTGTACCACTTGGTTTTACAGTTGTAACACGGGCTGCTTTATTTACACCAACAAGTTTAGCAACTCTTTCGTTTTCTTTTGTTGCCGCTTCTGCTGCTGCAGCCATATCAAGTGCTAATACTTTTCCACTTGCAATACCGGTCATACCAATACCAAGTAGAGCTTCTTTTTCTGTTGTTTTACGCCAAACATCACGAAGATAATGGAAATCAGTATAAGAAGCTTGTAGTGTTCCAATGAACGCTGCAGCTTTTACACGATCTTCATAATCTTTTTGATCTGTAATGTCTGAAGCATTGATTTCACAAAGATTACAGAATTGGTTTGTTCTCAAACCAATTTCACCACATGGATTTGTACCCCAATCTGGATTATTTGTCCAGAAAATACCTGGCTCACCAGCTTTGCTTTCTTCTGTGATTTTAAGAATACGTTCAAAGTCTTTCTTGTTTCTCATCTTGTGACGGACGATAACAACACTATTATTGGCACGACCACGCTGTTCTTGAACATAAAACCATGGAACAATACCGTTATCTAAAAAGAATGGAATATCATGTTCGCCAACATCAGCCTCAACTGTGCGAATACCATAAGCTGGGTCATTGTAGGCTATTTTAAGGCGTTTATAAGTGGTGTTTGTAGCCTCATCTACTGTACGGACTTCAAGCTTAACTTCATTACCAAATTGATCGCGCTTTGTGAGCGTAACGGGTTCATAACTTGATACTTTAAAGTTACTCTTGCATGTAAGCATTGCTTCATCATCAATATCAAATAGTGAAATCATTGCTGAACGACGAATACCACCTGCAAGGACAGCATCAGCTAAATGACAAAGAATGTCATGAATCTGGACTGAACGTAACTGTTCTCCACTTTCTACACTATCAAGAATACCACGTACATTATCTAATGAACGCTTTAATGGTTCTGGACCTGGAGCTTTACCACCACCAGTTTTGATTGGTGTTCCTTTGGCACGAATTGATGAATAATCAAAACGAATCTTTGGTGAATTTGGCTGCATGTATGATTTCATCAATACTTTTACAGCATCAGCCCAACCTTCAATACTATCGCCAACAAGGAATTTCTTTTCACCTTTTGATGGTTTTGTTACTGGAGGAAGTTTTTCAATATGCTTTTTCTGTACTGAATAACCTACACCACAACCGGCAAGCAATAGGAACATAGTTTCACTAAAACTATGAACACTATCAATATGTTGGAAAGAACAGTTATAAATACGTGAGTTGTTTACTTCAATCGCTTTTCCACCGAATTGCATTGAACGCATTGATGGAAGAACTTTTTTATCATAAACAAACTTATACGCTTCTTCAATCTGATCCTTTAGATCAGGGAATTTAGCAATATGCATTGCTTTGTTGCGATCAACAAGTTCAACCCAATTCTCACGACGACCAAGTTTCTCATCAAACTTTGCATATCGTGAAAATACTGTTACATCTGATAATATTTTGCTTGCTTTGTCCATAATCATTCTCCCTTTAGTTCTTTCTTTTCTTTTCTATGTATGGCATACTTTTCTTTTAGTTTCTTGGCTTGATCAGCAGCAGCGTTTTTATTGATTTCATCAACAGTTTCATTTGTTGGTTCCATCACTTTGATTGCAACATTTGATGTATCCATGAATATCGGTAAAACAACTCCATCTGGTCCATTTCTATTCTTTGCTATAAAAATACGACCGGTATTATTCTGTTTATGAGTTGCAGTTCTGGAAAGGCTGAAAATAAAGTCAGCAACGAAACACTTATTAAAAGCTTCACTAATACTTTCCATAGTAACTACTTCTGCGTTCAGACCTGAACGGTTTGTTTGTGATGCTGTCCAGAGAGGACACTTGAGTTCAGCAGCAATTCCGCGCAATTCTTCATAGATGCCTTCAAGTTCATTTCGCTTCTCTCTCTGGGCTGTTACTGGTTTTAACAAGTCACCATAATCAACGACGACCATATCCACCTTAAAATCTCTTTGTTCAAGTTTCTTAAGGTGGTTTCTCAACGTTTCCGTTGATACTGTCTTGGTCGGGTATTCTTTAATTATAAGCTTGCCGGGAA